CCCCCTGTAGAGTTATCGTCATTTTTGGCAAAAACTATATAGTCTTCATTTTCAGTAGCAATACACTCGTCTAATCTTCTCTTTATCCATTTACTAAACTCTGTTTTTACTTCCAACGCTTTCCATAAGTCTCTAGCGTTTACACTATTGACAGACTCTTGACCGATTACATTTTTACTAACATTAATTATGTTTTTCATTGATTTACTTTCGATACGAAGAATATTTAAGGTTTTGTAGAAGAGGGGTATCAAGTCTCTTTTACAACAATTAAGAACCTTAACGGGACATCATCAAGATAGATGATATCTCGTGGACTTGATACCCCGTTAAAGTTCTTTATCAGCATTATACCACATAACGCTGATAAAAGTCAAATAGTTTTTGAGCAGTTTCTTTACTCTCATCTATAATCTCTTTTCATTTTAATCAATCCGATTGTATAGTTGGCTGTGAACATATCAAGCTTTCTTTGTTTGAGCTGTATTGGTCTAAGTAGTCTTATCAACTCCATACCAAACACCAAAAAGCTTATCTCTCTATCTAGTATCTCGTGTATTTTCTTATCATCAATACTATCGTTTATCTCCATAAATCTTTTTTGACTCATTTGGTCTTTGTGTAGTATCAGATATCTTCTTGCAACACCAAGTGCTTGTATGACAATTTTAGGTTGTGTGTTTATATCAACATCTTTCAAACTTTCTTCAAGATAATGCTTAGCAGTGGCATACATCATAAATTCAAATTCAAAAGATGTTATTGTTATTTTGTTTTTCATTTTAAACTCTTTCTCACATCTTCACACTTCAACCAAGTATCAAGGTTTATTTTATCTTTTCGTCTTGTGTTGTATGCACTATATGCCGTAACAATAGCACCAAGTTGACCTATTGTTTGTAGCTCTTTATCTAACTTTTTTATCAACATATCTAATTCTTTTTTTGTCATATCTCATACCCCATTTCAATCAATAATAATTCATTAAAATTTAATGCTTTGTTCAGTTTAATAATGTCATTGTTTAGCTTACTAACAATATCATATGATTTTGTTTCGTATGCACTTTTTAACTCATTGCATAGTTTTTTATAACGCTCTTTACCATAAGCTATTTTAGTTTCAATAGCAAAACCATAACTCATCAATTTTAAAGATTGAACTTTTTCTTTACTCATACCATAAAGTTCCATTGTGCTTTTCATTTTTTTTTTACCTCTTTTTTGTTTTTGATAAGTGTATTATAGCGCACAATAGCTTAATTAGCACTTAAGTGACAGTTAAGGAAATTTTAAATCTTTGATTTGTTTTAAACATACATCGAACTCTTTATTGTGCTTATCATAACAAGCTTGATTTAAATCTATCAGTCTGTAAGTTAAAAGGGCGTCTTCGATTGTTAATCCCTTGAGTTCATATGCTTTTAAAACACCCTCAAAATTCCAACCAAACTTATCTAAAAGCTTAATAGCAGTTTTTTCACCGATACCTGGTAAACCTTTTATGTTGTCACTGGCATCACCCATAAGTAATTGCACCAAGTTGAATCGTCTAGCGTCCAACTCACTTGTTTCTATAAATCTTCTATGCATATAATGTGCGTTGAAGTGTGTTCCTGCTACACCCTTGAAGCAATCTTTATCTGTTGTAACACCAATGAAACCTTTTTTGATATAGTGTGAGTATATATCATCTGCTTCAAATTTATTATATACAATATATTTCTTAGCAGCCCATTTTTTCAACCTGTAATATTCATCACTCTTTTTTAAGTTTTTACGATTTGCTTTATAGTTAGAATCTAACTTAAATCTAAAGTTATTAGATCCACTCAACACAACTTTTACTTTACTACCCACTTCACCTGCATATTGAGCATATATGATATCAAGATAATCGTGTATGATAGCCTTAAACTGCTCTTTGTAAGGCTTTAAAGATGGTTTGTATTCTTTACCATTAAAACCATCAAAGCCGTTATCAGATTCATCAGCTTTGAAACCACCGTCTTTATTACCCTTACCCTCTGTAACTGTATAGAGGATGTGGTCGGCATCTATTACTACCCCTTTAAATTTCTTTTTGTTTTTGTTTTTCATAATACTGATCCTTTTATATATTTTGCCATTTGAAATCTACTATTGGGCATCTATAAAATGTACCTTTACCAATAGGATATGCACTTTTTCTCATTTGCTTAACAAACTTTTTAACTGTTTTAGCTTTGTATGCTACATATGGTTTAACTATCTTAAGAATTCGTTTTATAGTATTGTTACTCAAACCACACTCTTTACTCAATCCATCAATACTCATAAAACCTGTTTGTGGTAAAACTTCTCTACTAACTCTAATCTCACTTGCTACTTTGTCAATCTTGTTGTCAAGTGTTGACAGTTTTTGAGTTACTTGATTATTTATTTTTTCTTGTTCTAATTGTTTTTGAAGCTGGGCAATCATCATTTCAGTTGTACTCATTGGTTTCTCTTGTTGTTTACGATACTCTTTTTCTACTTGAATAAAGTATTTTCTAACTTCTTTACCTTTTTTGTTACCCTCTAGCATTGCAACTTCTTTTGCTAAGTCAGTTGATAGTATGTATTCTATCTGTGGACGCCCCCCTGTAGGGTTTTCCATTTTTTTGTGGAGAACCATATAATCCTCGTTTTCAGTAGCCATACACTTATCTAATCTAGCTTTCATCCAAGTACTAAAATCTTGTTTACTCTCCAACGCTCTCCATAAATCTCTAGCATTTACACTATTGACAGACTCTTGACCGATTACACCTCTCTAGCATTAATTATGTTTTTCATTATGATTTTCTTTCAGACAATAAAATTTAGAAGATTGAGGAAAAGTGTCCAAGTTTTCCAAATATACACATAAGTAGCACATACTCTTCAAGCTATTCAAATTTTATGACACCCACCCCGAAGAGTGAATGCCAATGGAAACTTGGACACCTTGAAGAGTACAATTTAAGTTCTTGTGAGTGTATTATACACCCACATCACTTAAATGTAGCTCAACTAAAGAGTAATAATACTCATAGTCTAAATCATTTGGTATTGTATCACTTAACTCCATCATAGGTTTACATCCATCAGTTTTTGGCACTTTGTTACCTGACTTAACATAATAGATAGGTTTACCACCCTTAGCATAATACCATCGCACAACCTTACCCAAATAACACTCTTTCACATTCTCATCATTTAACATAAGTTTTTTTTGATGTTCAAGATTACGCTTCTCTAAAGCTTTATTTTGTTTCCTACCTTTAGTTTGCACATCTATGATATATTGATTGTACTCTTCAGTGTTCGAATAGTCTTTATCATCCCAAAAAGCTCCACCTGTCACTTTTCTTGCACTACAGAACATAGCTATATCTTTACAATTATTTATTGTTTCTTTAGGGTCTGTTCCATTTAGCAAAAACTGTTCAATAGCATCGAGTACAATAGGATACTCAACATTCTTACTAAGATTAGGTTTAGCAAAAAAACCTTTTCTTTTTGCATATCCATCATAGATAGCAATATAGCTATTCACATCCCTACTATATAAAGCTTTGTATGTTGCGTGTTCCCAAATAAGATTTGCTTTTTTGCCCAAATCATCAATGAGTTTTTTACACTTTTCAAAATCTTGTTTTTTACAAACATATTCTAACCCATCTGTGTTAGCACTTACCACTTTAACATCATTCAATTTACCCAACTCTTCAATAATTTGTAGCAAAGTAAGTTGCCCTGTCAAAGTTGTATTTAAAAGCAAATGAGGTGCATACAACACACTGTAAACAGAGCCAAGCTTACCATAGGTTCCATTTAGAAAAATCTTAAGCATTGCAACTCTTTTCTTTTGTTTAGGGTCTGGTTTTAGTTTCAATCTTTCATCCCTGAACTTAGTATAAACTTCTCTCCACTTTTCACCAAAGTTTGTGGGATATAAGCCTGAATTAATGATAAGGCTTGGGTACATAGAACTAATGTCAGCATTTGCTAAAACATATCCTTTTTGTGGTTTTATAGCAACACTCTTCTCGTTGCTATGCAGTCCCCCTAAACCTATTGTATAATCAACACCATCTATTGTTACTTTGTCATTAGCTTTTATCCAATCGGGCGTAATAGGTGAACCGTTACCTTGATTAATTTTGAATGTAGTTCCATTAAACTTTGTGGCTACTTCATATGTAACACTATTTGGATCAACCATTGTGTATGCAGGTGCCTCATAGCTAACTTCACTCACTCTTATAGGTTTTTTGTATTCAAGTAAATTTTTAAACACATATTCAGCAATTTGAGCATCACTCTTACTTAGCACATCAATCACACTTAGATCATACTCTTTTGCCAAATCTCTTCTTAGCTTCAAAGCATCTTCAAGCTCTTTATATAGCAACAATGTCAGTTCCAAATCGTTAACATTGTATTGCATAATCCCATCCCAGTCAACATCATCGTTGTTGTAATCTTCAGGCATGTCTTGCAACTTTTTAGCCATCAACCTACTTCCATACAACTTCAATCCTGCTTGGGACGGTGCAACTTCCATCAAATCAATGCTTTGTATATTTATATTCTCAAACTGATAGCGTCTTTTGCCTTCATCAATGATACTCATACAGATATCATATAGTTGTGCAATACTTTTACCTTTTAATGCAAAATGAAGCAGCATGTCATCAAAGTTTAATGAGTTGAAGCCTATAAGTAAAGGTTGATGTTTTTTAAGATATTTTTTGAGCTTTTCAAGTTGCCCATCTTTGTGTAGATTAAATTGCTTGACTTTTTTATTTTTTATATTCATAAATCCCACACCAAAATGGGATTTGTCAAGTTCAATATCATATATAAATTTTTTCATTTTTGCCCTTTTTTATTACCACATCATAACCATATTTTATGATCATATTTCTTTTAAACTCATCTGATCGCATCCAAGACGGTTTTTTTTCAACAATATTATTATTTATGTGATACTTTTCATAATAATATTGTTGTTGTTTAAAATAAGACTTGGATAGTGGTTTTAAATTTAAATGCTCCTCTAATTTCACATATAATGTATCTTTATGTTTTGATAAAAATACAAATTTATCATAATGTGTATCACCCTTTAGATAAGCTTTTTTTAATTTGTTTATAAATCCCTCATCATCTTGGTAGCTATTACGCAAACCTTTTATTTTTACAATATCATCCATCATTGTTAAGCCTTTGTGTTGTGTTAAATTGTAATATATTATAGTACAATACCCCTTAAGTATAACTTAACTTAAGGGATATAAGATAGGAGGTGTTTTAATCTTCTTTAGATTTGTTTTTCTTCTTTTTCTTTTTGACTTTTTTAGGTTTTTCATCCTTGTTATCATCGTCACCAAAGAAGTCATCACCATTATCTTTACCAGCTGTGTATAAATTTTCATCAATCTCGTCATCTTCTCCAACTGAAAAAGGATTGGTAACACCACCCTCAACATATTTTAACAGTTTTACAGCAATCAAATGTACACTAACACCAGCATCATCATCATCACCATATATACTAAGTTTAACACTTACACGACCTTTACTACCATTACCCATCAAACCAAAAACTTTAGGGTCAATCTTCTTACCTTGACCATTATAGATTGGGATATGTATCTCGTTGTCTTCAATCTTTGTTTTGCTTTTAGTAAAAATTACAAATTTACCATCTTCTTTGACATCATCACGAACCAAACCATCCCAATTTTTAGGTTTGTCACCTGCTTTTTTAGGTTTATTTTCTTCCCAAAACTCCAACACGCTATTAAGATAATCTTCTTTTACATTTTTATTTATTTGTAGAGTTACTACATATTCGTAACCACCTCTTTTTCCACCACTTTTTTTATAGTTATAATCTTCAACACCTTTACCAAACACATTACCATATAGTATTTTTGCAGGTTTGAACTCTTTTTCCTTAGGTACTATTATATATTGACTTACTTTACTCATTTTTTATCCTTTTTAAACTTATTCCATTGTTTCGATTTGCTTTTCTAGTGCGTCAATGATTGCACCACCATAACCTGCATCACGCAGCTGCTTTGCTATTTTTTCAGCTTTTTTCTTCTTACCTTTGCTGATTGCTTTTTTTAGCTTTTCAAATGTCACACTATCTTTTAACCCATCTTCATTTCCAACAACTTCAGCATCAATTGTTGTTTGTCCCTCACTCACACCATTCATAATGTCTTTTAATCTACTGATTTTTGCATTACTCAACCTACTTGTTGTTTTTAACTCTTCAACAAGCTTTTCACAACCCTCGATATTCTCAAATACTGCAACCAGCAGATCTCTAACTTGTCTTCTTTTTACTGCACTCCATAATGCGTCTGTGTCAAACTTTTCTAATTTCATTTTTTACTCCAAATTTTTTTATTAGTTGGTCTTTACCAACATTCATCAAATGTTTTATTACTGAATTTAGACTGCTTAAATCCAAATTATCTCTCAGCTTCGCCAATTCTTCTCTCACATCAACATCAACTTGGATGTGTGTAGTAGGCTCTTTTTTTTGTTTTCTTGCCATTTTTTTACATTCCTTTCATATTTTGATTGAGTTGTATTATCACATATTGTCACTTAACTTTAGCTTAAATTAAACATAAGTTATCTTTGATAGATTTTCATAATGTTTTTCCAAACAGTTTGATGTGTATAGCAAGTCTGAGCATATCCATAAATTAGCTCTTTAAAACGCTTCTTATCCGTTAACATACACTTCTTTATGATATATGTTGCCCATTTTGTTTTTGCATTTTGTGTGTTTAATTTGATAAGCTCACTTACAAATTGTAAAACATCTTTTTGCGTATATTTTATGCTATAATCAACAACCTTTTTATTTAGAACACTCAAATTTTCATCAACATTAATCTTACTTAGATCCAACTCTTTTATGTCAACCATTTCATTACACGCTTCATTTGGACAAAATATTTCTGTTGTTATCATATCATCGCTCTGTGTTGTTTTTCTTCTACAATCAATATACCTGTACTCCGTACCACATTTCTTACATACATATATCTTATGCTCAATTTCAGTAAAATTGGCACTCATTATTTCTTTTTTCTTTAAGATTGTAGATACTAAACCACTGTCCCAATATGTCATATGTGGTAACAATCCATCATTTGCAAGTTCATACGCATCAACCAAGTCTAAAATTAACACTTTTTTGATATTATGATGATATCGCAACACTCTGCCCATTATTTGAGAGTATAGCATTTTACTTTTTGTTGGACGAGCTAATATTAAAACTTCTATTGATGGATCATCAAAACCAGTCGTCAGCATTGAAACATTCAATATCACATTCACTTTACCTTTTTTGAATAAAGCTAGGTTTTTATGCACATCCCTTTCATTCATCTTGCTGTGTACTATTTTAGCTTCTTGAAACTCCTCTCTCTCTTTTAACAATGTTGCGTGTTGTATTGATGAGCAGAAGATGATTGTTTTTTTATCAATACAATGTTTGTTGTAAGCATCAACTATTGTTTGAACATTAGAAGGTGTATTTGTAAAATCCTCTATATCTCTGTTGTCAAAGTCAGCATTGTTTGATGGGGTGTGTCTAAAGTTACTAATATCTATCTTTTTGCCAATATATTTAAACTTGGCTAAATAACCATTGTTAATCAACCACCCTATGTTGAATTTGTTGGGTATTATATAATCATATTTTGCACAATGACTCTTCTTTGTTATTAATGGTGTGGCTGTGAAACCAATTATCTTCTTACCATAAGCTTCAATTTGTGTAATATCAATCATATGAGCCTCATCAACGATAATGTAGTCAAAAGTACCCACAACATTAACACTACGACGCTTTAAAGTTGACATTGATGCAACGACTACCTGAGACTGTTTTATGGGTAAAATACCCCTTGTATCGCTACCCATAAGCAAATATGGTGTATAATGTTGACATGTTTCAAGCAGTTGCTTTACTAGCACTCTGCGAGGTGCTATTATTAAGACACGGAACTCTTTTTGTATTAATTGTTTAACAATCTTTAAAATATTGATACTTTTCCCCCACCCAGTAGGTGCTTGAAACACAACTTTATCATACAAATCCAAAGCTTTAAACATCTTCTTTTGTTGCTTCTTTTGATGTTTTCTTAATTTTATTTTGTTTTTCATATTTTTTATATCTCGCCTTCTTTTTTTAATCTTGATTTGAAATTGTAAAATGATTTTTTTGTTTCAAATAAATCTTTAAAAATACTGGTTTCTATATCTTCATATGTGATTTTATTTTTAGATATGTTTTTTGTTAATGACAATCGTCCTATTGCATATTTTCGCATTTGCTTTTTGTTATTTTTTAGTGTTGTATTTTTACAAATCCTAAAAATAAGTTTTTCAAATTGTTTCTTGCTTTTGAACATTTTTTTTATTTTCTTTGCATTATCCAAATCTTCATATTTAATTTCACACATTGTTATTTTTTTCTTATCTACAAAATCTTCTAAAGCGTGAAGTTTGTCACACTTACTTAGTTTCTTTTTTTTATACTTTTTATAACAATTCATTATTACATCCAATATTCTTGTTATCTTTGGATCATTACCATAATAATAAAAAAAATCATCAAAATCATCAACACTATACACTTTTGTATATTCGCTCAAATCCTCTTTGTTTCTCTCTATCCACCTTTTTAGTTTTTTTGTCATTTTATTCAATTCTAATCACCCTCACTATAGCATACCTTTCATTTTCTTTTAACTTTTGTTTTTTTGCAGTTTTTTTTAAATGTTTATATACTTTTTCTCTCCACCCATTTTTATTGTTATGTTTCCATTCATAAATTGTGCTCGGAGGAATTCCAAAAATTTCAATTAATTCAGTATCTTTACACTCACCTTCTTTTGGTAGCTTTGGCATTTTTTATCCTTTATCTTGACTTTTTTATTTATATTTGGTATTATAGCACAATAAGTATTCAAAAGTCAATAAAAAAAATTAAAATGTAAAGGGATATATGATGGGCAGTCGTGATAAAAAATTAAAAATAGCTCTAAGTAGGACATTGGATCAAGGTGAAACACTCAAACTAATTGTCATTGGTGAGGGTGGTTCGGGTAAAACTCATTTTGTTTCTGAGAAAGTATTACCTAAATTAAAAAATAAAACATTAATACTCACCCCCACACATAGTGCCAAAAACATTATGAAAGAAAAGGTTAATGATCCGTTTGTAGAAGTGAAAACATTAGCAAGTGTTTTTAAAAATGAAGAATTTTTAGATTTTCAAAAAAAGCAACATATTATGGTTGTGAATGGTTTGCTAACTAACTTTTTGAGTGACTATTCTAGTATTATATTAGAAGAGTTTAGCATGATGGGTAAAGTTGAAGTTGTAGAAGTATTAAAATATTGTGACAGATACGATAAAAATATAATATTGTTGGGTGATTTGTCACAATTACCACCTGTAAAAAAAGAAGCACTTAGTGATAAAAACATTGAATTTTTGTTTTTAGAAAAAGGGTTTGAATTAATTGAATTATCCCATAACTATAGATTTAAGAAAATGGACAAATCCACTGTTGAGTATATATACAATGTTAGAAGGAATGGGTACAGGGTGCTTAATGATAACACAATATCTGACGCCGTTCAAATATATAAAAACTGTGATAAATTCTTCAATGATTTTATCAAAGAAAATGATGAAGATAAAATATTTATTGCACATAAAAATAAAAATGTTCATAAAATGACACAATCACTTAATATAAAAAAGTATGACAATAAAAAGCTATGTTTAAATGACATATCACAATGGAGTATTGTATTTTTTGATTTTGGTGGTAGTAAAATGGAAGTTATTAAATATGAACCTACTTTAGAAAATGGTGATATTCTTTTTTGTGATAAGCAAACACGCGATAGAAACTACATTAAGTTTTTGGATGAGAAGATTAGAGTTATGAGTAATTACAACATTGACAATATAAAAGGTGTGGATTTTGTGGCAAAACACAATTATATTAAGAGTATTTGGGATAAATATGAAAAAAATCTTTTCTATTTTGTCATAAATGACTATAAAGGTTATTTTTATGGCTTCATTGGGGATAAAAGTGAATATAAAACATATAAAAAAGAATGTTTTATGTGGTTTGAAAAGAAATTATTATATTTTTTGAAAGATAACAATATTGATATTGAACTAAAAAAGCGTGAGAGTAAGAAAAGTTTAGAAAATAGAATCATAAAAGCATACAACAATATAAATGTGCATAAGATAATGAGAGATTTCAATCATATATATAGTAAATATTTGAAAATGAAAGATTGTTTTTATGTTACACCACATAATGTTAGAACTATACATAAAAGTCAAGGTATGACCAGCTCAACAGTTTATGCTGATCTTAGGGGTTGTCGAGATGACAAACTTGCATATGTGGCTGTGAGTAGAAGTAGTAAAAATTTAAAGATTTTATTGTAAGATAATAGTGATAGTGTTGATGGTGGTTACCCCACCATCAAAAATTTTTTGTAAAGGTTGTTTAAATGAATAAACATAATGATTATAACATATTAGCTTTAAAGATAACTAATTTTAAAGCTAAGAATAAAAAAAAGCTAAGTGAAGCTTTTAATAAGTACAGATCAGCTCCCACACTCAAACACAAAATAGCATATACAAAACTATCAGTTAACAATCCCCTTGAACTCAAACTAGCTAGAAAAAAATATGACGCACTTATCTTTGAACAGCCAATCGATGATATAAGTGACAGAGGCTTTGTTGTAAATGATAGTAACGAATATTGTCATAAAGTTGTTGCAGATGAGGGAGAGTTTGTCAATATCATAAGCCTAAGTAGCAAATACTTCACTCAACAAACAAATATACTCTTTTTTGATGCTGAGAATGGACTAGGAGATGACATAACATTTAAGACTAGCGATGATGTTGTTGACTTCATAGAAGACAAATTTGGACTTGCTGTGGGGATTGTAGGTGATAGTTCAAGTAAGAAGTTAGGGAGATATCACGCTTTTTGTTTTTTGGATGAGATGATAGAGCTGGACAGGAGTAAGTTAGAGAGATACTTTAATGCAAGAGTACCCGATCTTTCATACAAGATGAGTGAGGGAGGATTGAGGCTTTTGCGTAACAAGTACTTTGATTTTTCAGTTTTTAGTAGTGCAAGACTTAGCTACTGTATAAATAATACAGACTGGGAAGTGCTTTGGAGTAATGAGTATAGCTATCTTAATGAAACTGTGACGCTTGAAGAAGAGATTGAAGAAGTTAGACAAAACAATATAACAAATCTCGACAAAGTCTTAGATGATATGATCGGGCGAGGTGAAGCTAAGGATAGGAAAGAAGCTAAGAAGAAGCTAGATAGCGATACAGTTATACTTGATGCTGACACACCCGTTTACTATAGCAAGCATGGGTCTTTGTTTGAAATTACTTTTGAAGAGGCTTTGAGTGGGGTCTTTGGGCATAGATTTGAATTTGATAAAACAAAGATTAATGATGCCCCTGCCCTCTCAATCAATGTAAAAAATCAAACAGCTTTTTATTTTAGGGATAACAAAACTTATAGATTGCCTTATTTTACTGCTGAGAGTTTTTTTGATGAGAGTGATGATGAGTCATTTAGTTTGATGGATATTATTGATGAGAGTGATGATAATACTAATTTTGATGTGGTAGAAAATGGATTTTTAAATTATACTAAAATAAAGAAGAAGCTCAAAAAAAATGAAAAACTCAATGGTGTTAGAATACAAAAGAATATAATTGTAATTCTTGTTAACAATAAAGAGAAAATGCACAAAATAAGGGATGAATTAAAAGCAAACAATATTAAATGTGTAGAGTATATAACCAAAAACATACATTCACATATAAATAATATGAAAAAGCGATATACAAATGAGTTAACAGACAAAGATTATTTTGATGATGTTGTCAATAGACATGCATTTGAACCCCGTGTTATGCTTATGACATTCCAAAAATGGCAAAGTATGTTTTTAATACATAATAATAATGGTAGTGGTGATATACAATATAAGATAGTAAAGGATTTTTTCTTAAATGAAATATACAAAAAAAGATTTAAGATGTATGCTTTGGATATCACGCCAACTGAACTTAGTATTATGATGAGTGATTTTAACTATAATAAACTTATATATAATTGTAAAGTTTGGACTAAAGAAAAAATTGCAAAAAGTAAATTTTTCAAAAACGCACTACATACTATAGACGAAGGATACGAACTCATAATAAATCATATGAATAAATTGAAACTTGATAAATATGAATGGTTTAACCTAAGGGGAGGTGATGATGGTGATGATGGTGATGATATGCTCAATACATACAACTATGATGAAATCGAATATCGTGACAATATCAATATAAAGATAAATGAACTGATAAAAAAACTTGAAGAGATTGAAATTTGTGAACCAAAAAAAGAGAAAATATACAAAAACTATTCAATCCTTTCTAAAAAGAAAAATGTTGATGGAGATGAAAATTTAATTATAGATCCAAAAAAAGTAAAAAAAATAGGTGAGATTGCCAAAATGCTTAAATTTATGTTGATGAGTAACAAATTTGCATATGATGCTAAATCTACTATTATATATAGTAAACGAGCATATTCTAAACATTTTAAAGTTAAATGTTTAGTTGGGGGTACTGAATATGAACCACAATACCCTAAAGATATTGAAGTAATACATAATAAAAATGATATGGTAGATTTGCTAAATGATAAGCATACCATCATTATCAAAAATTTTGCTTCTTTTTGGGTAGCTTTATGTACCAATATAAAACCTAAGAATATTGTCTTTATGATCCCCCCAAAAAGATTGTTTAGTCTTATAGAAAAGACAGATCATATGTGGGACGAAATCAACATTGATATTAAGTTCAAAAAGGAGATTTCTTACTTAAAAAGACTATACAATAAATACATTTTTGGATGTAAATTTTTTCATTTGAAAAAGCCTTCGAGAACCAAAAAAAATGTTCTTGCTCGTTTGACTTCTCCATCATTTTCTTGTTTTTTTGCTTTGAATTAATGTGAATTAATAATGTGCGGTAATTTAATGTGAATTAATAATTAACACTGTACATAAAATAATGTGCACTAAAATTTAGTGTGCGAGTGTCAATTAGATAACTAAAAGTAGGTTTCATTTTTCCCATTTTTACTCCATTATCCTAAATATTAGAATATGTATTTAGGATAATGGAGTAAAAATGGGAAAAATGCTATTTTGCGTGCGAGTGTTAATTAGATGATAATTTAGTGTGCGAGTGTTAATTAGATGATAAATTTAGTGTACAGTGTGCGAGTGTTAATTAGATGATAAATTTAGTGTACAGTGTGCGAGTGTTAATTAGATGATAAATTTAGTGTAAATTTTTTGAGTTAGGTGTGATTTTTAACTAATTTGTAAATACGACGATTTGAAGACTTTTTATGTGTTACCTATATGATGATATACCTTACCCCTACTTTTGGCTTTATTTTGCATCCTCAGCTTATTTATGATATAATATGATAATTTTTAAATGGAGATATGAATGAGTATAAAAAAAGATTTCAAAAAGTTGTCAGAAGCATTTGAAAGTTTAACTAAAGAGCAAGTAAAATTTTTGGTGTATTTGGAAATGAATAAAGGTATGATTACAAGAACATTAAGAGAGATGAATTTAAGCTATTATGTTTATTCAAAATGGAGAAAAAACAATAGTGATTTTTTAGATTGTATGAACGCCAATAATGACTTTAAAAAAGATTTGGTTAGAGATAAGATTTTTAAAATAGCTATGAAAGAAGATGATGAAGATTTACTTAAATATCTTAACAATGGTTATAACAAAGAAGATTTGGCTAAAATGTCTAAGGATATAACAGAACAAGTCATAAATGTAACTGTCCCAACTATTTTAGATATGTATTCTACTCAAAAGTAGGATCTAACAGTATTATTTTTTTTTCTAAGTGCAACAATGGATTTATAAGAATAAGTTATTGTTAATTGTTTATTTTTTTGAAGTGACGCCAATTTGTCTAAGTGATACTTAACACCACCCCCACCAATCCCACTATAACCAAGTTGCTTAGATAGTTGATAGTAGCTTGGTTTTTTGATTTTATACTGGTAAGTTTGAAGTAGTTCAATCAAAAGTTGATAAAATCTTATAGATAGCTGTTTAAAGTACTCTAAATGAGCCATCAGAGCTTTTTCATCAGCCTTGCCATACCAACACACCAACTCTTTTACTTCGCTCTCATATACCTTGCTACGAATACCTCCATTTTTCAAAAACATTATATCTAACCTTCTTTTTACATCAACACCCCCTTGAAATTGAGCTGTGATCCAACCATCCCATTCAATTTGTTTGTTGAATGTTGAATTGATATTTACTTTGAGCATATAAAAATCACTATCCAAACCATCGTGTAAAACCTTTTTTGTTGTTTGTATTATTTTTTTTTTTCGTTTGGTACAAAAACTTTCTCATTGTTTCTATCAAGAATGAAACTGTTTCGTGTATCAGACCTGTAGTTTTTTGGTAAAGTTATCATTGTGTGTCCTTTTGTGTTTATTGAATATACTAATTATATGTAATTGCAACTTAAGTTTAACCTAACTACAATGTTTTTATGATATAATTTGGTATGAGTGTTCCGAAAAATAAACTAACATTAAATCCCAATTTAAAAGAATTTTGGTCTAAATATTACCCTATAAAGTGTTTGTATGGGGGTAGGGATAGTTCCAAAACCAAAGATACTGCTATTTGGTTACTTGTACAGAGTATGAACTATCGTTTAAGAATTATGTGTGTAAGGCAATTTCAAAATAGGATTGAGCAAAGTGTTTACACAGAGCTGAAGTGGGTTATTGATCAGTTGGGAGTCCAGCAACTGTTTAAAATAACCAACAATAAGATTATTTGTACAAAAACAGGCAGTGAGTTCTTCTTCTATGGTATAAAGCGTAACTTAACGGATATAAAAGGTACTGCTGACATTGACATCCTTTGGATAGAAGAGGGTGAAGACTTGACACAGGAGCAGTTTGATTTGATAGAGCCAACAATTCGTAAAGACGGATCCTTTATCATTATTCTTTTCAATCCTAAACTACAAACCGACTATATTTGGCAAGATTTAGTATTAAGTGGTCGTGAGGATGTTCAAACGCGCCTGATCAACTACAACGAAAATGTTTTTTTGTCAGAGAAATCAAAAAAGCGTATTGAACAGTTAAAGACAAGGGATTATGAAGCATATGAACATATCTATCTTGGTGTACCTAAAAAAGATGATAAGTTAGCTATCATCAAGCGTGTATGGCTAAACGCTATTGTTGATGCTCACAAGAAGTTAAATGTGGATTTAAGGGGTTACGCTCAAATCGGTTATGATGTTGCTGATGCAGGTGATGATAAAAATGCTGTATGTATAGTTGAAGGTACATTATTAACCTATATTGAAGAGTGGAAAGCTAAAGAAGATGAACTTGTAGAGAGTAGCTTAAAAGTTTATCAATTAGCATACCGAAAGAAAGCACAAACGATATATGACACCAATGGTGTTGGTGCTGGTACTGGGTCTAACTATAAGAGGTTCAATAAAGAGTACAATCAAAATCTGACTTTTGTTGGTTTTAATTCGGCGAGTAGTCCGGTTGCCCCAAAAAGTTTTTATGAGGGGGATATAACTAATGAGCAGTATTTTGAAAACCTGAAAGCACAAGCTTGGTGGGAGTTTAGAGACAGAGTTATTGATACATATAATTTTGTTGTAAATGATATCCCGTGTGATATTGACAGAATTGTTGCAATTGATAGCTCAACAACAAATATTGCAATAATAGAAAAACTTATAACAGAGCTTAGCACACCAAGAATGGCTCAAAGTGCGAGATTAAAAAATATGGTTGAAAAGAAAAAAGATTTAGAAGCAAGAGGTGTCAAATCTCCAAACTTGGCTGATGCGTGTGTGATGGCATTTACGAGATTATTGAGTGACAAACTTATTGTTAGAAAAAGCGAAGGTAAATTGATTAATTATTAAAAATGTGTTATAATTTTACTAATCACTGGAGGTGTAAAGATGTATAAAGAGCTTGAGGCTTTGATTGGTAAAGAGTTGACAAAAGAGCTGGCTGAGCAGGTTCATACTGCTTATGATGCCACTATCAAAAAGTTAAATGAAGAGAGTGCCTCTTATAGAGTAAAGTTAAAAGAGGTTGAAAGCAGTTTAAAAGAGCAGTATGAAACACAACTATCTGATTTACAAAAACAAATTGCAAAAGCGAAAGAAGACGGTAAAGCAGAAGTTGTAAAAGAGTTTGAGACTAAACTTACTGAGCTTGAAACACAAAAAGCTGATTTGGTTCAAAAAACAAAAAACGCTGTGATAGATAGCACATTACAAAAAGTATTATCTAAACAAGAGTGGACAAGTCGCTTGGGAGCTGAACTTATTATCAAGCAAAACATACACTTTGACGAGCAGAATGACAAAGTTATGCTCAAAGTGGGTGAAGAGCTATTAGATGTAGATACAGGTTTGGAGAAACTTGTTGAAGCAGTGCCGGATTTAAAAGGTCTTGTTAAAGCTCACACAAACCAAGGTGGTGGTAACCAAGGTGGTGGTAACCAAGGTAGTAAGATCGATGTTAAAAGCATTACACCTGAGGAAAAAGCTCAATTCATAAAAGAATATGGTTCAGAGGCGTACTTAAAACAAGTACAGGCAAATTTAAAATAATAAAGGTAAAAAGATGGCAACATTAGAAAGTTTTATCCTTCCTGAGTATGTTCATACAACAATGACGGAAAAATTGATGCAAAACGCACAAGACTATGTGACTAAAACAGGTGGTGCAATTGTTCCTGTGACACAATTCCACACAGGTCACGCAATTCAAGATGTGTTCTTCAAAGGGTTTGGTGAAATGGGTTATCGTGATCCAACAACACTAAATACAGGTACATTTAATGCACTTCAAGCTGGCGAACAAGTTGGGGCTAAAATATATTGGAGTAAGAAAATCCAATACCCACTGTCAATGTTTAAAGCATACACTACTAAAATGAGTCCTGAGCAGTTTAGTGATGTGATAGCAACAACTCTAACAAACAACCTGACAGTTACAATGATAAACAAAGCAATGTATGCACTAGCAGGGTCTTTAGGTGGAACTGCTGTCGATGGTTCTAAGGCATCGGCTGATTTAAAAGCACTCAATATGATTAACAGAGCGTTTGGAGATAATGCAGGTCGTCTTATCAACTATTGTATGCACTCAGTTGAAGCTCACAATATCATTGATGCCAACTTGAATGTGGACTCTTTAGCAAGTGGTATTGCGTATGAGGGAACAACAGGTACCTTAGGTAGAAAAGTATTTGCTACAGACAGTGGAGCTTTTGATGCAGGTGATACTAATGGGGATGGTACAGGTGATCCGTTGGCATTTATTCACGCACTTGTTAGTGGTGGTGTTGTTATTCAAGAAGCTGAGAGAACAGAGTTGGTTGCAAGAGTTGATGATAAATCTAACAACTTAACAATGAACATCACAATGGAGGGGGCGTTTACTCTTAAAATCCTTGGTTATGCATGGGATGAGTCACAAGGAATCATAACAGATGATGCTGTACTTGGAAATAGTGCAAACTGGGCAAGAGGTGTTGATGATTTAAAAGCTGGTGCTGGTGTGTCGGGTAAAGTCATCACTATATAAGGGGGTGATTTATGACACTGAGAAACCAAAGAATTATAGTTTATAGTGACACTAAGATTGATGGTTTAAATGGCAAGGATGTGGTGTATGCCACTCCTTTGTATGCTTTAAAACCTATTGAAAATGCGAAACTCGTCTATACTGATAAGGAAAAGATAAAGATGTTATATAAAAATATTGGTATAGAAGTAAAAAAGCTACCTAAACAAAAAGGGTCTAAAGATGGCAACTAAAGGAACATTGTTTCAGGGACATAAAATATCAATCTCTGAGGATGGGTCTACCTATAAAGAGATTGGATGTTTGACTAACTTTGGTTTAGATCAACCAGAGAGAGCTAAGATAGATACAACTTGTTCACAGGACACAACAAAAACATATCGATTTGGTTTGCGTGATACAGGAACAGTAACATTTGATACATTCTATGAGAGTGATAGTGAAGCACAAGGCGTATTAGAAGCTAGTTATAAGAGTGATGAAAACTACCACTTTAAAATTGCATACTCTGATGGTACTGAAAAAGAGTTTGAGGGTAATGTTATCGCACTAAGTGAAGCTGGTGAAGTTGATGGTATGATAACCGAGTCTGTAACAGTTGGTTTGGCTGGTGAAATAACAACTACACTACCAACACCATAAAGGTATTTTATGTTTAAGACAAAAGAAAAAACAGAAGCTTTATTTGGTTTGGATGTAGTAAAATATCGTGAACTCACATTTGGTGAAGTTTATGACATCAATGCTAAGTCTAAAACTGAGTTTGAAAAAGTATCAAATGTACTTTTAATATCTATAATTGAGCCACCAATGGCATTAGAAGATATCCAAGAAATACCAGTCAGATATCAACCTGATATTGAAAAGGTTGTGACTTTTGCAATGGGTGGATGATGAAACAATCCCTTTACTCTTAGAGAGATATAACCTCTCTTTGAGTGAACTTTATAATACACCAATGAGTATCATAAAACAACTACTAATCTACAATAAAGAAAATATAAATCAATCTCAAATCCTTGATATACAAACATCAAAAATTATAAGTGTTTTAGCTGGGAATGATATAATTGATAATATGTGTACTATTGATGATACTCACAAACGATATATAAAATTAGAACACAATTTAAAGAGGATTTGATGAAAAAGAGTGCAAATTTAGAAGTAATTATAAATGGTAAGAATAAAGGTCTTATCAATAGCATAAAGCAATCCGAGAGTGCTATTGATAAGATGAGCAGTAGTGTAAAAAAACTAGGTGTGATGATAGGAACTGCTTTTGCATTTGACAGTATCGTGAGTGGTGTTAATAATGTTGTAAATTCTATTGATAACCTTAATCATACTGCTGATAAGTTGGGTATTGCTACGCAGGCATTGGAACAGTTAAGATATGCTGCTGATTTGAGTGGTATAAATAATGACGAGTTTGACAACTCACTTCAAAGGATGGTTAGGCGTATAGCAGAAGCCAAGCAGGGAGCTGGTGAAGCCAAAGGTGCTTTGATAGAACTTGGGTTGTCAGCTCAAACTCTAGGTAATATGACCCCTGACCAACAACTATTGACACTAGCTGATGCACTAAAAGGTGTAAAAGAGCATAGCGACAAAGTTCGTATAGCTTTTAAACTCTTTGATACTGAGGGTGTTAAAATGTTAAATATGCTTGATGGTGGTAGGAGTACTATCCAAGGGTATATGAATGATTTGTCTAATATGGGTTTAGTTACAGATGATCAGATACAAAAGAATGACGACTTCAAAGGTGCTTTAACTAAAGTTGAATACTTTATGAAGAGTGTCGAAAACAGAATCGTGGGGGGTTTGATGCCTCAACTAACAAACCTGTTGGATGGTTGGGCAGATAATGTATTAGGTAGTGAGTCATTTGCCAAATCTGTAGCTATTGTAACTGCTGTCTTGAAGGGTGCTATCGGTATGGTGGGTGCTTTCACGAAATCATTGCAGCTTAGTGCTAACGGTTGGAAGTTAGCAGGAGCTAAGTTAGACAAATTTTTATTTAAAATGGGTCAAGGTCAACTTAAATCTCATAAGGTAAGAAATGCTAGAATTGGTGGAGAATTGGACGCAAACTATCAAAAAGCACTCAAAGCTGTTAGTGCAACGGCTGAGTCTATGAAACTTGATGTCGGGAACTATATCGCTGAAGTTGAGGAGATGTTTAGTAAGATTGGTACTGTTGAGATAAAAGATATTGAAGTGCCATCCGAGCCAACACCAGCAGCAAAAACAAATGCTTTAAAACTTGGAGAGAAGATTGGGAAAGCTACATCTTCTGGTATAAAAAGAAACATTAACACAGGTGTGACAGAGAAAGTAGATGAGATGGCTCAAAGTTTTGAGGGCAGCTTCAATGGTTTCTTTGATAGTTTGATGAGTGGTACACAAAGTTGGGGGGATAGCTTCAAGCAGATGATAAAAGAAATCACAATGCAACTTCTGAGAATGCAACTAACAAATAGTGTTAGCTCAAAAGGTGGTGGACTGCTTAGTGGCTTGTTCGGTAATCTTTTTAAAAGTAATGTTGATTTTTTGGGTTTGTTTGCAAATGGTGGCGTTGTTGGCTCTCCAACTGCTTTGGCAACTCCAAGTGGTTTGGCAATCGCAGGGGAAGCAGGGGCGGAAGCAATTATGCCCTTAACCAAGGTAAATGGCAAGTTGGGAGTAAAAGCAGTTGGTGGTAGTTCAAATGTTCAAGTGAATGTGATAAATAATAATAATAGTGCTGTTGATGTTCAAAAAAGAGATGATGGTATCATTGATATAGTAATAAGTGCTATTACAGAAGACATTGTAAGAGGTACAGGAAGTGTTGGTGGTGCCTTAGAACATCGATATGGTTTGAGTAAGATTTGATGGTTTTATGCTATAATACAGTATGGATGCAAGATTAAAAAAATATTGGATTAGCAACGATTATAACGAAGAGCAGATAAACGCACTTATCTTTTATCACCCAAATTTCAGTGAACAAAGTGATGATGGTTATTTTTACATAAGCAACACAAATGAGAATGTGACACTAAAACCATTTGGAGTTGATAAGGAGTTTATTGCAACACCTTTTAGGTTCACACTTCCAACTGTGGGAGAGAAGCAACAAGATATAAAATTAGCTTTACCTGCTTGGGGTGAAGTTGATTTACTACAAGAGGTGGAGAACGCAATACAATACCCTAACACACCTATAAAATGCCTACTACAAATCTATCTAAAAAGTGATGACACACCAATGGGTGAATTTGGTTGGTTTGATTTGGATAATCCATCTTTTACGGATACACAGGTTAGTGCTGTAGCTTCAAAAAAAGATTTATTTGACTATTATTTACTGTATGACAATAGATATACTAATAGATTTAGTGGGTTGGTGGTTTGATATGGATATTTTAACTGCAATGCAAACACCTTATAATTTTAGACATTTCAACTGCTTTACTATGATTGATAAAGTTGGTGGGTTTGGCTGGTTTAAAGATGGTTATTTGAAACATTATAATGAGTCTGACATACAAAAAGGATTAGATTTATTTATAGATAAATTCAAAATAATTGATAATGTCCGTGATTTGAGAAATAGGGATGTTGTTATTTTTGATAACACGCACGCAGGTTTGATATACATTGAAGATGGTGTGATAAGGGTGTTACATATTGAAAAAGGTTGGAATGGAGCTAGGTTTGAAGATATGTTGATACTTCAACAAAAATATAAAACTTTGAGGTTTTTAAGATGGTTAGATTAACAAAGATACACCCTGATACACATGTAGAAGTGTGCGAGTATCCTGATAACACTTACGATACTTTGCTGGAGTTGCTAGAAGAGCATTATCCTGATGGTTTCAAGCTACAAACAGAAGTCTATGTTGATAACAAGATGTTGCCTAAATTTGCTGAATATGATTGTGTAAAATTGGCTGATGTTTCACGCGTAACAATCATTCAATTTCCTGCTGGGGGGATAGGTTTATTTATAGGTAAGTTTATCTTATCCACTCTATTTAGTATGGCTGTTGGGGCTTTGTTTGCACCCAAAAAACCTAAACGAAAAAGTGAGCTAAAAAAGAGTGATGAGGTTTATAGTCTAACTGATAACCAAAACAGAATAAGACTGGGTGAAAATATTCCTTTAGTATTTGGTAGTGTTCGTTTATATCCATCCCTTTTATCTCCACCACACTACTACTATATTAACAATGAAGAGTATGTAACTATGCTAATGTGTGTTGGATACAATCAAATGAATGTTAGCGAAGTTCTTGTGAATGATACAACCGTAGATAATCTACAAACGGGCAATTTTGAATATAAAGTATTATACAAAGACCAATATGAGCACCTAAGTACAGTTGATGACTCAGGGGAATGGGTGGAACTTATAAAAGAGATACCTGATATCGATATGTTACAACTTAAAGCACTTCCTGAGAATACAAAGTTTACTTGTAAATTGGGAGGTGAGTATATGTATATATTCCCATATCCAAACGGAACGCTGCCAAATATCAGCGATTTGGGTGCAGGTAGTAAGATGAAAGTTGTTGATAGTACTATGGGCAACAATGGTGAATATACAGTCGATACTATAGATTACTATGATGACTCTCACACGAATGAACGGGCTATTAGAGTTAAATTTACAGATAGTTCCTTTGTAAATGAGCCTGATGACACGCAATATGATATAACGGACACCTCTAGCAATTTGCTTGTTGTAAAAGACGATTATATTTCTATATACAGCGATGAAGATGGTTGGCAAAACACTAATGCTAAAGAAATGGAAATTATAGAACTCGTTGGAACTGATAATAATGACACTAACTGGTTACACATAAAAAAGGACGATGGGGGTAAAGATTATATTCTTAATGATGAGTTACTAACAGATGAAACAATAAGTGCAGACAACATCAAGTACATAAAACGACTTGTCCCACTCACTGTTGAGGCTAACTTTTGGTATGGTGGGTACACCTTAAAAGGTCAAACAATTAACAATGAAGCCTTACAAGGGATTGAAGTTGATGTGACATTCCCACAAGGCTTATTTTATCTTGATGACAATAATGATTACCAAGAAACAACGGTTGATTTCAAAGTCCAAATCTGTAAGAACGGTACAGATTGTGTAGAGTTTGATAGCAGCGTGACAAGCAGCAGAAGTAGTGAGGCGAGATTTACATTTTTCTATCCTATTGATAGTGTTGATGTGAATGCAACATATACAATAGCATTGCGTAAAGTTACCCCTGATAGCGATAATCTCCAGCTACAAAGTGATATGTATATTAAGCGTATAAAAGGATTGTATGGATTCGAGGATACTAGCAAATGGCATAGTGACAGTGAAGAGGGATTAACTTTGTTATGGGTTAGGGTTAAGGCTAGTAATGCCTTAAGCTCACAAAGTCAGTTTAGTGTTAACTGTTGGGTTGATGGTAAGTTTAATAATTTAGCTGATGTTGTTAGAGATATATACTCCAATGATGTCTATGGTGCTAAACTTGATAGTACTGATTTGATAATCGACCCAAGTGCTAACGATAAACTTGTGAATGGTGCTTTTACAAATAAACGAACCATTATGGATAGTATCCAAAATCTTTGTGATAGCAATGGTTATATCTCGTATGTGATGGGTAAAAACCTAATTGTTAAACAAGATAAAATGCAAAACTTCACGGTAGCATTTTTCAATGAAAGCAATATCATAGCTGGGACATATGAGAAGCAATACAAGTTCATCAACAATGATATTGATGGTGTGAAGGTGTCATATATGGATGCTGAGTTGGGTTGGAAGGAACAGGAATATACATATCCTGAGAATGCAACCAATGCTGAAGCTGTGGATCTGTTTGGTGTTACTGGATTGCCAGCAGCTCGAGATATGGCAACATTATTCTATAATCGCAAAAGATACAGAAGGAAAACTATAAAATTTGATACAGATATTCAAGGTTATGTTCCTCAGTATCTTGATAAAATAGCTGTTAGTAGGAGTGTTCAAAATGGGTCGTACCCCACTGTTGTTATTAGTCGTGTTGATGATACTCACATTAGGGTTAGAGAAATTGACTCAAATGTTAGTATTGATGATACCGTAAAAGTTTACTTTAGACATATTGATGATGGTAGCTTGGTGGGTGGCTTGGATGCTACTGTAAGAGCTAATAATGTGTTGGAGTTTGATAGACCATTAGATAGTTGGATTGATGGCTACAAAGACAAAGAAGGTGTATTCTTGTCATATAGCAAACTCAATGATGTGGTGGAGTATCTACAGATAACTAAAATAACACCAAAGAGTGAGGATGTGGTTACTATAGAGTGTGTGAACTATGATGAGAATGTTTGGGGTGGAAACGCTTGTAGCGAACCCCAAGTAATTGAATGTGACGAGAATGTGAAGTGCTGTAACCCTGTTAGTTGCGAATGATACCAAGTTTTTTAGCTTTTTGTATCATTCCTTTTAACTTAAAGTTAAATTGTACCCCTTGATTACCATACCAAGGAAGTCTGATTTTGAATGTTTTTATCTTTGCTTTTTGCAAATTTTCAACAAAGACAGTCAAATCATCTTTCCAAAAACTTGTTGTTTCTAAGAACAGTACTCTCTCCCCCCACTCTTGCATTATTCTATATCTAGCTGGCTGTCTATTTCCAAACATAGCAACACTTTGTGTGTTTGTACTATATCCATTATGAATTGCTGAATTTGTTAAATTTGGTTTGTTTGTGAACTGCATATAAACACCACTCTCTCCACCCTCTCTATACATACATAAAACGGCTTTTGTACCACCATATGGAAAGTTCATTCTAGTTTTACTTCTTGTTGGTCTTGTACATACATTAACATATGTTTTTTTTGTGAACTCATCGTATGATTTGTGTGTTGTGAACTTACTTCTTGCTTGAAGTGTTGAACCTAACGCTAATGTTGCCAGTCCTACCAAAATTAGTCTTTTCATTTTTTATCCTTTTTTTTTGCTTTTGTATCCATATTATAGCACAATAGCACTTAATTGATACTTAAGTTGCATTGTAGCATTAAATTATGGTATAATTATATATGACAAATTTAGAAGAAGCATTGCGTAAACTTGACAACCAACTAGTAGCAGAAGCAACAAAGCTTTATACAACCATATTACATAGATACCTTAGTGGTGAATTGACAACATCCAAAGAGATACGAGATATGATAAAACAAGAGCTTTTAAAGTATAATGAAAATGTACAACCATTGATGGAAGCTGTCATATATGGTTCGTTTGTCAACAAAGTTGACATGAGTTATGCAATAAGTAAACCTCAACTATCTAAGACACTATATAAGAACGCTAAAAAAGTGTCAAGTGATGTTTACAGAGTGTTGATAGATTATACTAAACACTACTTTAGTATAAATGACTTGACAAAGAAACTAATGACACGAGCTATTGACATTGAGGATATTACACCTGAACTACTCAATGTACCAAAATATGTGCAAAAAGAGTATATGAAAAAGATAAGTGGGTTGAAAACAAAGCGATTGCGTACATCATATATCAATTATATCAATGTACTTAGGGGTGTAAGCAACCAAACCTTAGAAAGTGCCTTAAAACGCGTCGCAGGTGCTAAGGCATACTACTATGCAAAAAGGATATCGCACACAGAAAGTTTCAAAAGTGCAGCTATCGTAGATGCCTTAGAATGGTTAGAACGAGATGATTTAGAGTTAATTCAACACGAGATGAGTACAAGTCACACGGTTTATGATGAGTGTGACATATTTAATAATGCTGATTTTGGTTGGGGTAAAGGTATCTATCCAAAAGAACTTTTCCCAACACTACCACACCACCCTTTTTGTAGATGTAGGGGGAAACCTATTTTTAAAGAAATTAAGAAAAAAGCTGGTAATTTTAGGGGTCTAGAAACTGCTATGAATAAGATGACAAAGAGCCAACAGAAACAAGCTTTGGGGAGCAACAGGGCATACAAAGATTGGAAGCAGGGCAAAAACCCTTTGGATGTTGTAAATATGGGTAAAATAGATAAATACAAAATAAAAACTATTGGAGAAGTATACAATGCTTAAGAAAAGTAAACGCATATCTTATGTTGTGGGTGTTGCTGATGTTGTAAAAACAGTAAAGTACAAAAGTGTTACAACAAAGACAAGTAGTAAAAACAATGAAGTTAGTACTAAGTCTGTGACAAGGGATTATGAAGAAACAAATCTAAATTGTGGGGTGAACACTGGTGAGGATATCGTAAATACAATCAATAACCACACTAACAATCTTGTTGATGTTGATGGTAGGTTGGATGATTTGGAAATAGATACACATAAACACGATAATAAATTAGTGTTGGATGTTATAACGGATGTAGGTGATGGTAGTAAATACTTAAGCGATAATGGTACATATAAGACTATAGATACAAGTTCTACAAATGTGAGTTGGGGTGATATTGAAGGGACTTTAAGTAATCAAACAGACTTGCAAACGGAGCTTGATAACAAGAGTGACACAAACCACACACATCAAGAGAGTGATATAGCAAATCTTGATAAGTATACGCAAGATGAAGTTGATAACTTGTTAGGTGGCAAGTCTAACATAGGTCATACGCACAGTGCTAGTGACATAAGTGATTTTGATAATGAAGTGTCTAATAATGCAAATGTAAGTGCGAATACAAGTTCAAGGCACGCCCACACTAACAAAGCTGTGCTTGATGGTATAATAGATACAGGTGATGGTAGTAAATACTTAAGCGATAATGGTGCATATAAAGATATAATAACATCCTTTGAGGGTCTTACAGATACTCCAAATAGTTACAGTGGTCAACAAGGTAAGTTAGTTAAAGTTAATGCCAATGAAGATGGTTTGATATTTGGCGACCCAAGTGGTACAAGTGTGAGTTGGGGTGACATACAAGGAACACTTAGTAATCAAACAGACTTACAAGATGAACTTGATAGTAAGAGTGATGTAGCACATACTCACACAGAATCACAAATAACAAATCTTGATAAATATACACAAGATGAAGTGGATGGTTTACTATCAAATAAGTCGGATGTGACACATAATCATAGATTACAAGATTTAAGCGAAAAGAGCTACAACAGTTTGGATAATATCCCTGCTTCATTTCCACCAAGTGGGCATACACATCAAGAGAGTGATATAGCAAATCTTGATAAGTATACGCAAGATGAAGTTAATGACTTACTATCAAACAAGTCTAACATAGGTCACACACACAGTGCTTCCGATGTTACTGACTTTGATGCTGAGGTTACTAATAATGCAACAGTAAGTGCGAACTCAAGTGCTAGACACACACACAGCAATAAAAGCATACTTGATGGGATTGATGATGTGGGTAGTGGTAGTATCATAACAGATACTGAAAGAAGTCTGATAAATAGTGCTTTGCAAGATAGATGTGTTGTTTTTGTTGAAGATTATGGTGCTGTTGGGGATGGGGTAACAGATGATACCCAAGCAATTCAAAACGCTTTAAACAGTAATGTTGGCGTTGAGGTTATGGGTCGGGCTGACAGGTTTTATAAAATTAGCAGTACCCTATCAATAACAAAAGAGTATGTAAGACTCAACCTAAAAGGAGAACTTCATCTTGATGGCGATTTTGATGGCATGCTTATTGGTGGATTGAGTGACAGATTGAATGGTGTTGAAGTCGGTGGTTTTATTGTAAAAAAATTGACAGATACCCAAAATTCAAATTATGCTATAAAATGCGATAATGTAGGTGTAACAAATATTAAAAAGATTAGAACATATAGTGCTAATGGGTCTTTTGCAGCAGGAGTTTATATCGATGATGGGATTATAACTAGTGTGAAAAACTGTTATCTTCAAAAAAGTGTGAACAGTGTATATACAAAAAACAGTATTGATACAACTATTTATGATAACAGAATTGAAGATGGTGGGGTGTATTTCCAAGACAATGTTGAGGGCGTATTTGTAAAAAGAAATATTTTCTATAATTGCCAAAATGACGCAGTGCATATCGAGCCTACGAGTACTAGTAATGCAAAATATAGCTTTAAAATAGAAAACAATGATTTGGATACTTGTAATTTAGGGGTATATGCTAAATATATAAGTCATATTGCAATTACAAATAATTGGTTATCCAATAATACACAACAAAATATATATTTGGATGACATAAATGAAGTTATTGTTGCAAATAACCAATCCTATTGCACTTCGGGCAAATCTAATTTTAAATTTAATAATGTTGACATGTTTAAAGTTGATAATAATTTATTAGGGGCAGGTAACTTTGGGGTTGAGTTCTTGGGAAGTTGTGACAATGGGACTATCGTTGGTAATCTTTTCAATGGTTGTACTAATAATATTGGTGCAAATGGTTTAAATATTTACAATGCAAACATAAGTGGTAATCAACCAAATGATACTAGCAAAAAAACGAATAGTGATGGGTATGCAATGCTTGACCAAAATGGTCTATGTACTATGTTTTTTATAAACAAGACACTAACCTATGAGAGTGATTATGACTGCTCCCTTGAAGTTAATTTCCCTATCGACTTGGTGGATACTAATTATTTTGTCAACTGGCAAACCGTGAATGTTCCAACTCCTTCGGGCAACTGGGATGACCATTACAAAGTTAATAACAAAATAAAAAGTAAAAGTGTTGATAAGTGTACGGTAACGAGCTGGAGTAAAGGATTATGGTCAAGTGATGATACTTTAGATGGTTGTGATATAATTGTAAATGGTCTTTGGAGGTAACAAATGGCAACATACCCAACAAACATACCTGAACCTCTTGTAAACTTTGAGGTTGCAGGTGGTGATAGTATATTAAAAACAGAGTTTGAAACAAATGCAAGATTTAGAAAAAAACCAACAACTAACAAAAGTATAAAAGCAACGGTTGTACTCAGTAAAGTTGAGTTGAATATACTAAAGAATTGGTACAACAACACACTCAACAAGGGTACGCTTTGGTTTGATACTTTTTGGGAAATTGAGGGAGAGAGGGAGAGTAGAGAAATGCACTTTGTAGAAAAATACAAAGTTCGCACAGATAGCTCAACATATCCCAATTATGTTGTTACATTTGATTTAATTAGTAAGGATTGATAGATGGTAGATGTAAATTTTAGCTTTAGTAGTCCAACTTTTGCACTTGAAAATTTAAAAAAGATTGAGTTTGTAAGAAAATGGAAGAGGGCAGGGGATGCTTTGCACGGTAACGGGGGTTACAATACAGGTGCATATTTAGATAGATTTAAAAGAGAAACGGATGACAACTATGATTTAAGAAAAAAAACTGCTCGTAACACATCCACAATAAACAAGAAGGTTAGTAGGTATATTGGCTATTTACTTAAAGAGCAGCCAGTACGCACAACAAGCAACGAATTATTACAGCTATTTATAAATAACTGTGATGGTATTGGTAACTCCCTCAATCTGTTTATCAGTAACTTTGCAAAAGACGCGAAAATAAGGGGTGCTGGTGTATGTGTGCTAAATATGCCAAGTGTTGATAGTAATGCTAATATTATTGAACAAGTAGAAAAGCGATTAGTCCCTACAATAACATACCACCCCCCTGAATTGATAGCTAACTTTGAGAAAGACAATTATATTGCTTTTTGGGAGTCCGTGGATGGTGATTTGGTGAAACATTGGTACACTACAACAACGGAGTATTTAACAAATCGTAATGACGAACTTATCCCAAAAAGTGAGATTGTACACAACTTGGGTATCCTGCCTTGTGTTGTATTTGGAGAAAACGGACAGTTCCCATCCGTGGGTGAGTTTACACAGTTAGGTGATTTAGCTATTGAGAGATATAATCTGAAAAGTGAATTGAAGCTTATACTTAGTGACCAAACATTTAGCCTGCTGACAGTTGAAAAGAAACAAGGTGTTGATAGTGATTTGGAAATTGGTACAAGCAATGCACTTTTCTATGCTGATGGAGCTAACCCACCTTCTTTTATTGCCCCTGATGCTAAACAAGCAGGTGTGTATATGGATGAGATCGCAAACATTGATGCAATAATAAATGACATCACATATGATTTGACCTATACAAGTGGTGTAGAGAGTGGTATCGCACTAGATATTAAGTTCCAAGGACTGAACAGTTCGTTAGCTAACTTTGCACAAAGATTACAAGAGTTTGAATATAGAGTATTTAAAATCGTAAACGCAATGCTTGGATATGGAGCAAATGTTAACAATATTGAAATAGAGTACAACACAGACTTCAATATCACAGATGTTCAAAGTGAAATTAGAGAACTTGACGATTTAAAAACGCTTGGTTATTCTATCCCAACTTATGAAAAAGAGAAGCTAAAAAGGATAGTAGCTAAAAGCATAAATAGTGATGATGAAACTTTAGCTACAATCTTTGATGAGATAAATAGTGCAGTACAAGGAGTTGATGATGTTAGTTTATGATGGTTACTATGATGATTCTTTTGTAGTTGATAGTATAGAAGAGATTGATATGCTGCAAGTAGAAACAGATATTTTAACATATCTTGATACACTAGGTGTCACAGAGGAACCTTTTAGGCGTAAAGCCTGTGTTTGTGGTGTATATGTTGAGTTGTGTAAACTACAACTAGAGAATGAGGGTTTTAAAGATAAGCTAAGTGTTTATGAGAAGTGTTACACAGATACCATCCAAGACAGTAAAAATATCGGAAGTGGTGCTATTAGTAATGGTGTGTCTAGTGTTCCTCTTTTTAGGGGTTAAGTATGAATGCATATCAAAGTGCCAAATATATACAAGCAGCTATAAAATACCCATTTAAGAGTGTTTCTGTGGGTATGGAGAAAGGTATCAATGCCAAAGATTGCCCATTTTGTCGGCTTGATCCTGTTTCTACTAGCAAGTTGGCTAATGATAATGTTAATAACGATATTTATATCTATATCGGTATCGATAAAAAGAATAGTGATTTTGAAGAGATACCTAAAACTTTATTTGAGATAGCAGACAATGTTATTTTAAATCTACCACTAGGTGTGACTTTTGACAATATAGAGATGGATGATGGGACACTCCCAAATCTCAGATTAGCTCGTATTTTAGTTAAGCATAATACATTCTTGGAGTTAAAATGCTAAATACTGCAATGTTAATTGGAGAACAGGAAGTAAAAAGAATGTTCAAAAACGCAAACAAAAGTATTACTAAAAGTGCTATAATTAGATTGACAGATGATGTTTATAATGAAACACGAGAGGGAGCTAAACCACACCACCAAACAGGATGGATGGAGCGAAACATTTATAAAGATGTTCGGGATACACAGGGTAGAGTGTATATCCAAAATGTGCCATATGCTATTTTTGTGCATTTTGGCACACGGTATTATAAAGGTGACCCATTTATGTGGAATGGTGCTAAAAAAGCTTTAGATAAATTTAAAAGGAGTATGAAGATATGAGAGATATAACTATAACAGGAAGTACAGATATTAGAATAGAAGTGGGCGAATCGGTTAGGTTAATTGGTGCCGCCCACTTTCAAAACAAGAGTAACTATAGCTGCTTTTGGGACACTAAAGCGTTTGTAGGTCAAGCAGGTGGGTATGAGTGTATGGGTAAAGATTTTGTTGTTTTCGATAAAGATGGTGGGGTGAGAGATGTGTTTATTAAGCCTGATTTGCAACGCCCTATTACGCTTATTGCCAACTCTGAATTTTTATAGGGGTTTATCGTGGGTGTTAATTTTAATTTAGGTTTCGCACAAAAGAACCCTTTTATACATAAGAGTGCGTCAGCTCCTACACAAATTTGTATAAATATGGGTGATGATGGTACTTGGTATGGTTATGAATATAACAATTTTGGTTCAGCAACGCCTGATGAAGCTAATGATGGAACTTTGTTATATAGTTTCAAATTTAATTCTGATGGATTATTTATACTAGCTTTTGGAGAAGATGGACAACAACTTCTTGATAATATTTATAAAATACAAATTGAAAATATCTTAGGGTTGAATAGATTAGCTCAATTCGATGAAACAACAAACAATTATCGTTTTGAAGATATAGATTTAGCTAATAATTTGATAAATAACTACTCAAGTTTTTGTTGTACTATTGTTGTAGCAGAAGGGTTAATTATAGACTACGATTATGCTGAAATAGAACAAGGATGATAATGCGAAACAAAATAAGTATATTTGGGAAAGATAAAAGTAGAACAAGAGCAATACATAAAGACAAAACAAGATTTGTGCAAAACAAAATAAATATTGTATATGAACAATTAGACGGTAAAGCTTATTCATCTTTTCACCTTGGATTAGGACAAAAATACAATAAAGCTTACTTTATAATCAGTACAGATAGTAATAGTAAGTGTATAGTATATTTCAATAATGAAACGAAACAATATGAATGTATAGACGATGGAACACTAAGCAGAGAACTAATCGTAAATAATGACTTTTCGCAAGGTGATTATGGTTGGATAGTTGGTAGGGGTACACTTACGGTATCTGATGGTGTTGCTAAATTAGTAGAATCAGGGGACGATAATGCATATATAAAATCTGAATTTTTAAGCAAATTAAATCCTGCTTTGTATGGAAAATGTTTTAAAGCATCAATAGAGCTTATTTCAGGGCAAGGACATATGGGTTATTTGAATAGAACAAATAATTTTATCAGGCAATGTACGGGAGATGACTCAGACCCTTGTCAAGAATGTTTAAATATAGGAGAAAATAGTTGGATAATAAACAACACCCTAAGTGACTCTGAGAACCTTGCGGGAATAACTTTCTATAGTACATATTGTAGCGATGGAGCATATTCCGAGTTTAAAAATGCATCATTCAAAGAAATTTTAATTCCTGAAAGTGATTTCTTTATGACAAACTCGGGGTCAAATTATGTACTATTAGACAAGATGATAACTCAGGATGACTTGGATTATTTAAATAATAACTTAGATGCAATACCTGACTTGTTTACGGGTAAAAAAGAACATCCACAGCTAAGTTTTAATTTTACAAACTTTCAAAAGTATTTCTCAGCTGTTGAAAATGTAGACGATAACAAAATATTTGAACTTATAAATACAAAAACCATAACTATAGGTTCATATGACTCAGCTTGTAGATTAGAGAATAATTTAGGAGAAACAACATTACTTTATGAAAGAGATGAAGTTTATGGGTATTTTACGGGTAATCATACAGAAGATAGTGAAGTCTTTGCATATGGAAACATAGATACAAATTTTATATTAGATATTAATGACTCTTGGTGTGTTGAGGAAAATACAGATTTAGGATTATATGCTTTTACATCAGAAGGTAATGTTTTCAAAGATGGTGTATTAGATAGTACTTTTGAAGTTCCAACATCATCAACATTACTAAAATTAACAAACAAATTATTAAACGATTTACAAATAACAACAAGAACTAGTACGAAGGTTTGGATAGGAATACCTGATAAATATAGCAATACTACTTTCATAGTAGATAATAACAACAATACAATAGCAAGTAAAGGAGATAAAATCTATGCTTAGAAATATAAATGAATACCTACAATCAGGTGAAGTTGAAAAGATAAAAGTAGGTGCCAATGGTGGCGTTATGGTGACCCTAGAAGAGTTAGTCCAAATACCAAAAAAGAAGGCTGGGAGAATGTGTTGTCAACATACAATCAAACATTCAGTAAAGAAACATCTAAAGAAAAAAAGAGGGAGTGAAGAACTTCCCACACAAGTAGATATTCAATGTATGGGAACGGACGGTGAGAACCTATATCAAATGTTCTATAGCTACATAGCTGATAAATGGTTTTATACCCCTTTACACGCGTTTGAAGAGCCAAAAATATGATTCAAATAATATTTCTTATTCTATTGAGCATAATCTCTATACCCGGATTTATTGCTGGAGATATACAATATTCTAAGTTGTATGCGTATAATATGTGTGATAATGAACATAACATAACTACTTTTATTATGTTTAACAAAAAACATATTGAACCAACAACAAATATTAGTTGCATAGATTATGCTATTATGAGACACAAAATAGAAGGGTTCGTATGGAAACATTAGCAATTATAATAACAAGCGTATTATCGTTTGCTGGATATGTGCAAGGTGATTTAGAATATAAATATCTTGTAAGAACAAAGCAATGTGATGAAAATCATTATATAAAAACATTAGTATTCACAGATGGAATTGATATTAAAACAACTATACTAATTCCTTGTAATACTTACCCTAGATTTGGTAAAGTAAAATGATTAAGCAAGCAATACTATTTCTGATTATAACAATTAGTATTCTAGCAGGGTTATTCCTTGCTGGATGTAGTATTGTAGGTAATGAAGTGAGTTTTGTAAAACAATGTACTAACATCAATCATTCTAATAAGCGAACTGTAAAGAAATAATGTTATAATTTTATTGCTTTCGATTCGATTTATGTGTTTATCCGTGAAAAAAAAAGTGAATATTCACTTTTTTTTTGCTTTCCTCAACTCTTTTTCTAACTTCTCAACTTTTTTTAAGAATGTATAAAATGGTAACTTATAAAAATTCTCTTTCACTTTTTTCTTTATAAAAAACAAATCTTGTTTATTTATGAGTTGTTTATTCTCAGAAGATAAATCAACTATATTTTGCATAAGTGTTTGGTGATATTTTATAACTTTATCGTAACCTACAGCCAAATCACCATCACCCATTTGTAGTACCAATTTAAACATTTCAGGACTCTTTTTTTTCATTTGCTTAAAATATTCTTTACTTCTACCTACTTGTAAACCTGTTTTTTCATATGTATAAAGATATATTTTTCTTCTCTTATATTTTTTTCTATATGCACTTTGGTATTTTATTTCACATTCTTTACAAACATTTTTATCTTTTCGATAGAAGTCCTTTTTACTTACTACTTTTTTACATTTTATACACTTTTTTAAATCTCTTAATGTTCTTAAATCGGGAATTTTTTTCTTGTCTATACAGCTATAGATCAAAGTATCTCTATCGTCCGCCGAATAGTTTTTGGGTAAACTTATTCTACACATCTTCTTTTCTCCATTTACTCTTTTTCATATATTTTTCTAACTTAGCTACACAATCATCAAAACCACAGCAAAAACAAGCTTTATATCCAAGTGCTACCAAAGTATTATGGTAAGCTCTTTGAGTGTCTGTGTGGCGATTGTGTGGCACTGTGGGGGTGTCTTTAAGTTCAAGAAACAATCCGTGCCATTTCTTGGTAGGAGCGGGGATAAATAGGTCTGGATATCCCTTACTCCATTTACCATGAAGTGCGTGAGCATCTTTGGCTATTTTTATATTTGTAAACATATCAGCCCCAATGTCAAACCTAAAAGGTTGATTTGGGTAGTTTGTTTTTAGATAGTTTGCTAATCGTTTAGCTAAAAGTTTTTCATTTGCCATAAAAAGGGTTACCTAACATTTCATTTAACATCTTATCGTTGTTTACCGTCTTGATCATAAGTCTAATCAACTTACGCACTCTCTCAGCTTCAATCCTTCTTTTGGTTTGAGCTATGTATGACTGTTCCATTAACTGTTCAGGTGTCAATTTGCCAACTGTCAACTGTTTATGATACTCTTTTTCTACTTGTATAAAGTATTTACGAACTTCTTTACCTTTAGGAGTATCAGTAATCATACAAAGCTCTTTTAGCCATATCTATGGTAACCAAATGTTCAATTTTATTATGACCACCACGCTTATTTTTTTTTGGTCTTCAGATTTGAAGAGCAAAAAATCTTCACCTTCTTTTAAACCATAGTGGGCATTCTGTTTTTACACCTAAATACTCATACACCTCTCTAGCGTTTACACTATTGACAGACTCTTGACCGATTACATTTTTACTAACATTAATTATGTTTTTCATTGATTTACTTTCGATACGAAGAATATTTAAGGTTTTGTAGAAGAGGGGTATCAAG